TATTTTTTTACAATAGATAAAAAAGGTCAAATTAATGTGAGTTTATCAAATTGTTGGTTTTTGTAGAGTTCTGCCTCTCCTTCGTTGATGAACCCAAATGCTTTTACCGCATCGACAAACCCCTCAAATTGGTTGATATGATCACGGTAACAATCCATACATTCTAAATTTTCGTGCGACGCTGCCACGCGCATTTGTTTTGCGTAGCCCACTATTTTGTTGTGTACGTTCTTACTTACTGCCATTTTTCATCACTCACATCGGGTTCCTCAATGCTCCTTGCGGCATACGGTGCATCTCCACCCACCTGTCTTTTTGGGGGTGTGGACCCGCATCCCAACCCCATATGTCTTATCCTGAAATGCATGGTTACAGTCACACCGGATCACTCTGCTTGCATGTGAATCTGACGATTTTGTTGTTGTGACTTCCGCTACTTGTGGTGTTGTTTCTTGCGCGGTTGGTTTGGTCGTCGTCTTCGCCTTTTCGTCTGTCTTTCCCGCTTTCTTCGACTCTTTCTTTTTTCCGCCTCTGTCTTTGTTTCCCATGTTTAATCTCCTTTTTGTCGTTTGTTCTTCAACCCTTTCGCGTCTACCTTTATTTCTCCTCGGTTGATCTTGTCTACTCGATCCTGCATGTGCCCTTCCAGGAACCATTCCTTCACTTCGCCCAACACCGATTGTTCTATGGTTAATGTTCCTTCTTTTGTCACGATGTGTACGTCGTTCCCGCGTGCGTGCGCGTTGTTCATGAACTCATATATTTTATCAAACCTGTGCTCGTCATCTTTTTCTATTTTAAGTTCACTCATTTTTTCACCCATAAATACTCGATTCGTGCCTGCGTTCCTCTTTTCTTTTTTCTTTTTCTGTTCTTGTTGCTTGTTCTGATGGTAATTCACTAAATGATATTATTCTGTTTGGTTCTATTATATTAAAACTTATCCCTTTTTCCGCGATGTCTTCTAAGAAGTTTTCTATTGTGTATGTATCACCGTGGTTCATTAGTCCTGTGACTCTTAAGTCTTCTGCTATGTTGGCATGCGCCAACGAGGGAAAACGAAGTATTATGTATTTTTGTATCGGTTCATCATCATCTGTATCCGGGGGTATTGCGAACTGGTATTCTGTGTAATAGTATGACACTCTTATGCCTCGTTATATTATTTGTTGTATGTCTATTTCAGCATTTCTTCGTTGATTGGGGTTGAGAATGCATCACATGGGGGTGGTTCATATAATCGCGCCGATTCTTCTTCCCCTCCTATGAGTTCCAATAATTTGTCGATTTTTGTGTTTAGTTTTTCGAAAAATTCGGGTATGCGCGGATACATATCAAGTGTTGTATATAGTTTGAATGTGTAGTATCTATCTCTAATGTTTCCAGTCGTGTTTTGTTTTTTATATTTTGTTACGTAGTTGTCACCAAATACATCTCCTGCTGTTTTTTCTAGTATTTTCCTGTATTGTGTTCTATACGATGGGGATTCAATTATTCCTATTAACAGTATTGCATATTCATGCCCCGTTCCCATTATCGCCCCTTTTAAACTAGTGACTCGAACAATATATGGATCGCGCATGGCTATCATGAATGATCCGGGCATGTCTATCGCGCGCGGAATTTCCACGTCCGGGTGTTGTTGTTGTATGTTCCGCATCATCATTACGCGTACTGCCTGCGGCGGCGTTTTTTCGTTTATTATATCGTTAAGAACCATCTTTTCACGCGATTAATTGTATATCATTATACATATTTGATGTTGACGGGCGCAGTGTCGCAAATACTGTTTTTACTATCCCCCATACGGTGGGGTCGCCACCTTCCAGCGCATAATGAAACGACACGAATATTGCCGCCGCAACACCCCACAACACGAGAAACACTATCCATTGTGATAGGTCCATTCCAACTTTTGTGTGTTCAAATGGTTCGTCCGAACTCATCGAGATACCTCTGATCTTTGGTTATAACTTTCAATTTTTCAGTATATACTGGTGTTGATTTTAGTTTTATTTGTTCTTTCTCTATTCTATGGTATTCGTCTTCATGTTCTTTGCGTTTCGATTTTAAATCCGACAATTCTCCCATCTTGTAGTTTATCATGTCGTCGTATAATGATAGTTTATATACTACATCTCCCTTATCTGAATCCAATGTATCAAGTTTATCTGATATATATTCTTCCAAACATTCGGGGGTTATTCGCTCTTCTTTACATCTCCTGCATGATTCCTTTAACGCTATTCGTTCGGTATCTTCGTTTTCATGCCCGCAATGTGGGCATATCCAAATATCACTCATGTTTATAACCCGTGCTGTCTTTTTAATCTGTTGGAAAAACCCTGTTGTTCAGGGTCGGGGGGAACTCCCCCTGCGCGGTTAATTCGATCCTGGCATTTGCTTACTATTGTATTTTTTAGCCGTTGTATGAGTTTTTCTGTGTCAGTCGTCATCACCATCATCACATGTGCAGCATTCACACTCACACTCACCGTCTTCGTCACAATCACACTCGCAGTCCGGTGAGACGTTGAGTAGTATTTCGCAATCGCAGTATCCCCCGAGATCGTTGAAGTATTCTATCGTTTCTGTTGCGTTGTACATCGGGAAATGTTCTTTTAATATCCGTTTTGTCTTGTCAAGGGTTCCGTCACATCCTTTTACGCAGCATTCCTCTACGTCAAATGTTATTTCCTCTCCTAGTAGTTCGCAGAGTCGCTCGAAATCCTCACTTGTGTTTTCCATTATTTGTGGCATATGGTAGTGTATATGTTTTATTTACTATTTAAGATTTCCGAATATTCTTCTTCCGTGTAGTAGCATTTCCCATCGTGTCGTGTCATGATGAGGTTGTCGAATAGTTTCATGTAGTATTCCTCATCCCCTGGTATCATTGTCTTTGAGTGGCAACTACGACATAATGGGACCATCATGCGTACTCGTATAAGTTCATCTTCTGTGAATTTAGGATTCCCAAATTTTGCAATTTCGCTTGGAAATAATTTCCTCAATTCATCCATCTCGTTTAAATTGCAAATATCTCCTTCACAACATGCTTTCTTTTCTGCATATACGTGATGAACAGATAATCGAATTTTGTTTTCGCTTTCATGTTTACCACACAACTGACACTGTCTATCGGAAAACTCCCGCACGCGCTCTTTTAATTTTTCGTTGAATTTTTCACAGTATGGAAGTGATGAAGAACCACCATTCCATCGAGGGTGTTTGTCTCCACTCAATGCATCTGATATTTTCTTTCGTGTTTTGAGCGTATGTTGTTTACCCCATCTTGGAGATAATTCTCCAGTTAACTCTTTTTTTGATTCACTCATTTTCTGTTTTGTTTCTTCGCTTGGTGTTTTGCCATAATTATAGTTTTTTTCGCCAATGTGAGATTCCGACTTCTTTTTTCGTGTTTCTTCAGAATCTCTGCGGCCCATTTTAGACTCTGATATTAATGCGCGCCACTCATGTGAATTAACCATACATTTGCGAGAGCAATACTTTCCACCACGGTTGTATTCTGACTGACTCATTTCAAATATTTTATGGCATGTGGGGCATCGCAACAACACTCTTTCTTTTGTTCTAGATTTTGATATCTTTTGTCGCGTCTCTTCTGATACTTCCTTTCCAATTTGTGCCGCAGATATTTTGTCTCTAACCCCTTGCGGTCTCGGAACTCCCTTATTCGGGTGATGATCACCAGAATTGTATTTCATCTTTGTTCCAACTCTCGCCTGTGTTGAACATTTGTGACAACAGTAGTGTTTCTTGTATTTTTTAAATTCGCTTGAATAACACTCAAATTCTTTTCCACAATAATCACAATTAACAGTTACCTTTTTCAATGGTGTTTTTTTCACTGGTTCATCATTTAGCATTGTCATACTATCAATTATATTATTTGGGTTATAATGTATATAAATATTACGAAATTATAGTATATAAATGCTACGATTTTGTTATATATAAATATTTTTACTATTTGATATTCCCAACATAATTATTTTTAATTAAAATACAGTGATTTCTAAAAAATAAGCATTTTAAATTAAATTTCTACGCCCACCCCATCGCTTTGAACACGAACACCATTCCAGCCAAAACAATCACAGCCCCAAGACAATATTTGAGAACCTCATTGGGAGTGTTTTGCGAATCCCTCTTTGCTGCGGTCTCTATTATCGCTTTCGCCTGTAAGAAGTTTTTGCTCGTAAATGCCATGAGGTTGTCCCACGACCGTACAATCGTCTGGAAACTGAATGGAATCGGTTTTAAGTATGGGTTTAGACTCTCTATGACTTCTCGATTGGTCTGAATATACTTGATAACCTCGCGTATCCTCACTTTGGTTGCGTCATCTTTTACACGTATTCGTTCAAGTACCTCATCTACTGTGGGTTTTACTCCACTTCCGGGTTTCTGTTCGTCTTCTTTATCGACCTGACTCAATACGTAGAAAAATAAGTCTTGAATCCCGTCAATTGGCAACCCGACCTGTTTTAAATGCCGCTCGACCTGCGCCAGCATTGCTGATATTCTTGCGTTGACACTTTCTGTTGTGTTTACCATTACGTGATACAGTGTGATGTCACCATTGAGTTTTTCATAGTTCTGGCCACTCGCGTCCCAAAATTTGTAGTTTCCATTATCAACAGAATAGTAGTTCGCGATATTTTCTACCCCTTTTTCGAGTTTTGGGTAATGTAATTTTACCACGTTGTTCGGGTAATGCATAAATATGAGCGGCATTCGTTTAGAACGCGCTCGCATTAACAAAAACGCTTCCGGGGCACTTTTCCAGAATTTTAATAATAACATCACTATCCCAATAACACTTATCGCTGTTGCTCCTAACAACGCATATACAATCATTGCATCTATAACAACTTGTGCCATCGTTTACCTCAAAAATGATGTGAGTTTTTGCATTGTGCTCTGTTCTTGCGCACGCTGATCGTATTGCGCACCCATCGATGCATCGTGTTGTACACTTTCTGACGTTGTGGTTGCTATCCGTTTCATGTGGAATCCACCAATCGCACGGAGTTCCTGGTTGAAGAAGTTCAAGTCGATAATATTCACAACGTGACCGAATGTATCGTTTACATCATAACACGTTAATCCAAGAGGCATTTCGCATTTAATAATTAAGTAACGGTCCTGTATCCTTAAAAAATCCTTTTCGTTCCTCACGTTGGATGCAACAAGCCCCATATTCAGCACTCCTCGGTAGTATATTTTGAGTTTGTGCATTGCGGCGGGGGTTAACGGATTATGTCGGATGTAGTGGTCAATTTGTTTTCTTAAATTCGGGTCGGTTATATCACGCAAAAGGTTGATGTAATCATTATCCGACATTGTTGTGCCAACGTCTTGCGGATAATCACCAAACTCAACCATTCCCATTTGCTGTTGCCCGCCATATCCTTGGGCGACTGGCAATTGTTGGTATTCGGGTTGAAATTGACCCTCCTGCTGCCCTTCTACCTCTTCCCCTGCCTCGTCTTCTTCGTATAAATCCTCATCGTCTTGATCTATATCGGTATCGTATTGTTCGGTATCACTTTCTTCCACCATCGTGTTACTATTTATAAGTTTTCAAATACTTTAATTAATAGGGGTATCTTTTGGTGGGAAATTCAACGAAAGTTTTTTATATCTTACTGTACAAATAATACATGCGTATTGTATAAATATCTGAACGTGTAATCTGTTATAGGCAACACACATGGAGATAAATTTCAGAGAAATTGAACCTGATATGGATAATCTTGTACGCCTCTATATGGTTTTTGGCGAAGATACGTTCACGTATGAAGAGGCAAATAGTGTATCCGATTTTTCTCCTAACTTTATAAAGTCAATGCGAGAGCACGGTTGGGTTTCTCGTGTAAATGAAGAAGATTCTCAAAACGAATGGAAAATAACATATAATGGTGCAAGAATGACCGAGATATATATGGAACTTCAATCAGAACGAAGAAAAACAACAAAAGAAAATCAGAATCAAGTTACTCTTTTTTAAAAGGGTTTGAACCCTTTTTCAAAATTCTATAAACGGTTAGGGGGATTAATATCCGCCCTTTCCGCCGAAGAACTCACCATACGCAATAACTGCGCTGAGAGCTACTCCACCGATGATCGCGAGGATCAACATTGGGAACCAGCCGAAGGCGTCGTCCACGGTTTGTGCAAGGGTTTCGGATGTGTTTCCGAAGGTGCTTCCTGACGAGAAGGTCACTGTGTCCTGGGCTTGCTGTGCAATTCCCAGTCCAATGAACCCCACAATCAAGAACACAACCAGTGCGATTGCAATCTTTGGAAGTTGGTCTAACATGGATTTTTTCACCTCGTTTAACAACATATACTTTTATATTCCAATATATATAAAACTATCTCGATATAACGTGGAGTTTATATTTCATCGACGGTATCTCATTTGATATAATAGGCGAAATAATATCCATTAGTTTTAATAATTCCTCCTTTTTACCTATAATATATTTTGTTTGCCATGAATCTGTTCGCATTTTCCCATTAATACCAACATTTTTATGCATAAATTCATCAATCGCTGTCTCTTCGTCTTTTGTTATTTTCCCCAACGAAAAAGAAACGGTATTTGCGCGACTACCGTGATAATAATTGCCATCGTCTAAATACCATGCTGTCAATGATACCGGATTGTTAATATTCGATAGACATTCCGGTGAAATATATCGCTTGCCATCACGGTGGGTAAGGTTGTAAATTGGAATGAGGGATGCCAACGACATCGTGTGAAACCTAATTCTATCATACCACTTATCCTGTTGTTTTGAGTAGATTTTACTTATTTTTGGCTCGTTTCTAACTATATTCTTTAGAATGTCGTACTTCCACATCACATACGCGCGCTGTTCGATCCCATGTGTTACCTCAATCAACGGTATTTTAGAGTCTTTTTTCGATCCATATGACATGTACATGTCACCCATCATACTCCCATATATCAATTGTATTTGTTTTTCCGTCAGATCAATAGAATAGTTTGTGTGTTTTCGTTTACAGTTGAGAACGTGTCTACCATATGCTTGACCATCTGATATTTCTTCACCGCAATATTCACAAATATGCTTTACATTTATAAAGTGATGACTGCACACGTTGCACTTGTATCGCTGGCGTGGTTCTCCTTTTTTATTTTTTTGTGTCCCGTAATTGCGCGATGTTCCCCCACATTTGGGACAAACTATATATTGTGTCACGATTGACTCTCGTTTGTCTCCAGAAACTCACAATATTCTTCGTGCGTGAAATAGCACTTACCACCATAATCACGAATTATTATTTCTGATAATTTTTGTATCCACTCTTCTTTTCTGTTTTTAACGGTTGTTTTGCTGTGGCACGAATGACAAAGTGGTGCAAACATTTTCTCTGAATCATCACAACATGCTTTTTTATTATAGTGAACATGGTGGCAATGTAGATGCCTTTTCTCTAATATTTCTTCTCTACCACAAAGAACACATTTAAACCCAAAAAATGCTCGTATTCTCAATCGAAGGTATGGATTCCATTTCTCACAATATGGGTCAAACGAAGCACCACCTTGCCAATTGGGATGTTTTTCACCAGATATACTATTCCGTATTTTACATCTCACTTCGTGTGGGCGTTTTGTACCATATAATGGGTGTTTTTCTCCTTTTCGTTGTTCTGACATCTTCTGTTTTGTTTCGTCCGACGCGGTTTTACCACTCAAAGACTCCGAAATCTTCTTTTTAACTTCTTCTGGCAACGACTTACCCAAACGCGCACGCCGGTTTGCTTCACGAACTTCTGGGGGAATACCAATTTTCTTTCGTGTTTCACTCATCTTTTTCTTGGTTTCTTCGCTGTGTTTTAATCCTTTATGCGACTCGGAGTTGCGTATTCTGTCTTCTTCTGTGTATATACGTGCACTCGCGGCTTTCGATAGATTCTCCTTATGTTCATCGGAAAACTCGCGATTTTTCATCGATTCTGATATTTTCTGTTTGTCAACTACCCACCACTAAAGTGGTGGGCTTGCACTTCAATCTCTGAAAACCATTTGGTTTACAGTAGAGTGCAATAGGCTGGTTGACAGCAGCCCTTTGAGCAATATTCTTTGCGGCATTCGTGTCAGCATTTTCCCGATGCCCACATTTTAAACACAAAAAGTCTGATTGTGTCTTTCGATTATCAGGATCGATATACCCACACACTGAACACTGCTTTGATGTGTTCATTGGATTAACCATGTATACGGGAACTCCCAGTATCTGTGCTTTATATCGAATAAATGACGCAAGTTCATGAAATGCCCATTTCCCAATCGCTGCCCGCACTGATTTATTAAAACCGGAGACTCTATCGCGGATGCCTGTTAAATCTTCAAGTGCTATCCCAGATCGAGTGTCTTTTGCTGCGGTAACGATATACTTGCTCGTACAGTGATTCGCATCGCGTTTGAACCTACGTTCTCGTCCGCTTATATGTTTGAGATGTTTCTTTGCATTCCACGTATTAACAGACTGTAGTTTTGACTTGATTATGGTGTATTTCTTGCGGATAGCGGCGCATTTTTCACCGGAAACACATGTTCCGTCTGACATTGTAGCGATGTTGACAATCCCTAAATCTACACCGATTATGTCTTTTGGCTCGTATTGTGGGTTTTCTGGAAGATCAACCACAACCATGATGTAGAACTGGTTGTTATCAAGTATTAAGTCCGCCTGGCCGCGTACCCGATTTATATCAAGTGGTCGGTATCCACCATAGGCAATATTAATGGTCTCCCTTCCATCGAGTGTTAGGATCGAACAGGTTTCAAGAGTCTTGAATGACAGTATCCGTTGGTCATATACCATTGAACCATGCGGCTTGAACCGATGCTGGCACATTCTATCAACCCGATAACTCTCGGATACTTTTCCAACAGCACGAACGGTCATCTGCGCGGACAATCCAAACGTTTCACGGATATTTCGGTATAGGGATTTCTGGATTCCAACCTTACCAAATGTTCGCGTCGTCCATGCGAATTCAGAGATAAAATCACATGCTGCATTGAACCGTTCCATCGTCTTAATTAAACGTTGGTGCTGTATATCGGTTGTCATCAGTTTTATCTTTAATGTCAGCAGCATGTGTATATAGAATATATGATGTCTATAATATTAATATTAACGGGCATTCCTCCCACGACTGAAGTCATGGGCTTCCTGCCTTCACGGATCGTGATCTTCTGAAAGCGAACTACCCCTCGACCATGTGTTGACCCCTTTCATGCCGTCGCTTATCTTTTTCTTCGCTTCTTCAGACATCTTCTTTCCTTTTTTTGATTCACTGATCTTACGCTTCCATTCTTCGTATTTCGCAGGATCTTTGGGAACTGGCATATGTATATATACAGTATACGCAAATATTTAAATATTTAAGGTGTAATGTTATTATAAAACGGAGATCAACCATGCCTGTACGAAAAATGTTGGGGATAGATGTTTTTCACGCGGCGAAAGAGCGGATATCATATACATTTGATAATTTTGAACGGTTTTGTGTTAGCTTCTCCGGTGGCAAAGACTCTACGGTTATGCTCCACATGGTTATGGATGAAGCAATCAAGCGCGATATAAAAATTGGTGTTTTATTTATAGACCTCGAAGGGCAATATAAACTCACGATTGACCACACATTACGATGTTTTGAAATGTACAAAGACAACATTGATCCATATTGGGTTGCGCTACCAATACATCTCCGGAACGCGGTGAGTATGTATCAACCACAGTGGATGTGTTGGGACCAAAGCGTACGGGAAAATTGGATACGTGAACCGCCAAGTATTGCTATCACTGATGAAAAATATTTCCCATTCTTTAGAAGAAAAATGGAATTTGAAGAATTTATTCCCGCGTTTAGTAAGTGGTATTCCAATGATAAGATGTTGGCAAGTTTCGTTGGTATAAGAACGCGGGAAAGCCTCAACCGGTGGCGCACAATCGCAGCAGGTGTCAAAACGCCATATAAAGACAAACAGTATACTACTTGGTGTGGAAATAAAGTCTACAGTGTGTATCCAATTTACGATTGGAAGGCAAAAGACATATGGATATACCACGGGAAAAATAAAGACAAACCCTACAATCCACTATATGACAGAATGTTTCAAGCGGGGTTAACCCTTCATCAAATGCGGATATGCCAGCCATATGGTGATGATCAACGCAAAGGGTTATGGTTATTCCACATCATTGAACCCGAGACATGGTCGAAAATCGTAGCGCGCGTAAATGGAGCCAACCAAGGTGCACTTTATGCGCAGAATACAGGAAATATCCTTGGAATTGGAAATATAACAAAACCCGAGGGTCACACATGGGAGAGTTTTGCACACCTGCTACTCACCTCTATGCCGGAGAAAACACGGGAACATTATAAAAATAAAATAGCGGTGTTCCTCAAATGGTATGCTGATCGCGGATACCAGGATGGAATCCCAGATGAAGGCGAGATGGTTAAGGGTCAGCCAAGTTGGAGACGGATATGCAAGGCACTACTACGCAACGATTATTGGTGCAAAGGGTTGTCATTCAGCCAAAATAAACCAGCATCGTATGAAAACTACATAAACCTAATGAAAAAACGGAGGGAACAATGGAAATTAATATAAAGGTATTTGAACCACCGTATAACAAAACGGAATTCTACGAGCACATGGGGGATGTATTTTCCATGAAAACAGTACGCCGAGAACTACCATACCTCTCAAATGACCCATCGAGGGTGTGGTTTCTCGCATTCAGTGGGAATGATCTTGCAGGATTTTGCAGCCTACAAGAAAGCGAAACGGTCGTTGATCTACTCTGCGATTACGTATGTACAGCATATCGTGGGAAAGGGGTATATACACGACTTGTAGATACACGGATGAAATATGCGTCAAAGTATAATAAACCCATGAAAATAATATGTTGTGGTGATATATTTGCAGAAATGTATCACCGGAGAGGGTTTGTTGAAGTCCGGAGAACAATAAACTACCGTTTTCTCACCAAGGAGATACACGATGCAACCTGATTTGAGTTGGACTCTTAAACACCCTGTATCGCACGTAAAGTGGGTTCCTGTGGAAAAGGTTGTTGCAAATGATTACAACCCAAATATTGTCGCACCACCAGAAATGAAACTATTACGATTGAGTATAGAATCAGATGGGTTCACGCAACCAATAGTTGTGTGGGAGCACGACGGGCTATATGAAGTTGTAGACGGATTTCATCGGCATATGATAGGGAAAGAATTGGGTTACACCCATTTGCCAGTTGTAGTAGCCAACAACGACCGCACAGATAGAAACGACAGGATCGCATCCACAATCAGACATAACCGCGCGAGAGGAAGACACCAAATTGTAGGTATGAGTGAAATCGTGCAGGAACTTGCCAGGAGAAATTGGAATAGCAATAAGATCGCACGCGAACTCGGAATGGAACCCGACGAAGTTTTACGATTAAAACAAATTGGTGGTCTCGCGGAAATGTTTGCAGATGAAGAGTTTTCCGAAGCGTGGGAAGCAGACTTAACAGATTGATTATTGTTCTAATTGGTAGTTAGTATACTCCTATTTTGCCTCGATGAACTCTTCGTTTATGAAAAAAATCATCGAAAGACACGCAATTGCACACGAAAGAGAAATCATGGCGCTCGAAGATTGCACTGCTCCAATAACACCAAAAACAAAAGCACACACCAAACCAAACATGACTACGCTTTCCGAACACACAATTATCATAGATATATCAGCAATATAATATATCAGTTTATATTAATAACAATTTCGGTCAAAATGCACTTTCACACCGCGCGGTTAGCAATTATATACCCATATGCCCAATTACTGAATGTCAACAGAAAAGTTGACGAAAAGAGGTGTAAGGAAACATGGCATACGTAACATACAAGGATGTAATTGACCGCGAGCAGAACGCCCGGCGGATGATGAGGCGTGGAACAAGACCTGTGCGGATCAGCACGTATCCAGAGGCATGGTCGGTCCGTGCGGAGGATGGCAACAGGAGTCACATTGTGACCAAGTTTGAGGATAAGTATAATTGCACCTGCGAAGACTACCGATACCACGGTGGTGTTCTCCTCTGCAAGCACATCAACGTGGTTAAGTTCACCAATGGGGATTTCAACGCGCAGAACGCAACGATTCCGCGTGCACCGCAGTATAACCAACCCACTATGCAGAAGAACACATCGGGTGACGTGGTCATAAACATCACGATCCCTCGCGATGCTCTTAGATCCATAGTGCAACCCTAACCGCTTTTTATCAAAACAAAGCATTTTGAGCGTTTATAATATCCCATAACAATTTCGAGATATACCCCCATCTATCGAAAACAACCATATTTAGACGGTTTTTCTACTTTTGTGACACTTTTACCAAAAAGTTGACACAAATCTTTATATACCCCAAAGTTAAGTGGGCACCCTTGTCACGCGCAAAAAATATATATATTCGTCAACTACTTCACGTTTACATTTGTATACAAACAAATAGAAAAATTTATATATTAAATAGGTATTCTTCACTTGTCACACTGTCAAGTATGTACATTTTTTATAATTTCATTATATATATACCTTACTTCCTACTATTTCCCCCGCGTATTATATACCTGTTAAGTATATTATACATTTTCTCGCGGATCACGGGTATATTTATATACCAGTAATTAGGGGGGTATAGAGACAGTTTGACACCGTGACACCTTGTACCTAAAAATTCGAAAACTGTTTAAAAGTCTTGGTTTTCAAAAAAACGCATCCAGCGTCTGTGACAGTGTCACACTTTGAAAAATCAATGTGTCACAGTGTCACACTTTCACTGAAATTTAACCTCTAGTTTATATACTCCGGGGCGAAATATATGTGACATGGTTACACACACGATACGCATCAGCGAAAGTGCATATGTATGGATAAAAAATAAATCCGCTTACAAGTCTAAACATGGGAGATCGACGTCTAAAATCGTCGACATACTGATATCTAATTTCGATGATACCTTTGAAAAATATACCGTAACGGAAGAGTCTAAAAAAATAAAACAACGATTGTTGGAAATAGACGTGAATATGTACAATCTGTCCGACGAAAAAGAAAGTTTATTAAATGAACTTTCGGCATATGGAAAAACAAAACGATTGAAGAAACCGAACGACGTGGAAGAAAGAAAAAGCGACAGCGATGAGTTATTTGAAGACGAGTCCGAAGAAGAACTCATAACCAAAATCGAAAAGACAATAGACTACGCCAAAATGATGAAAACACCGTTATTTTGATAGAATTAACAGGAGCATGTGAGAATGAAAGTAATACAAGCACAAACAGTTGCAGGCGCGCACGAACAGGTAATACGCTACATCTTGAGGAATGGAAAAGATATAGATGTAAACGGGAAACCCACATTGGAAACAGACGAGACGTGTATGATTGTGGAACACCCCCTCGACCACCCACGATTCGTTCGTTGGTTACCATTCAGCCAGGGGTTTATGGACAACTACACACGGCAACTGATAGACGGTCGGGCAGGTGCATCGAGCCAGTTTGAATATGACTACAACGAACGATTGAGGCACTACACAATTGGGGAAAGAGAAGTAGACCAACTACAATATATCATCGACGAACTATCGAGATCGCTATCAAGCAGGCGTGCGGTTGCAATAACCTGGAAACCCAACATCGACACAGGATTAGACGACGTCCCGTGTTTGCAACTCGTACAGTGTGTGTTACGTGACGGGAGGCTACACATGAAAGTGGTGTTCCGGAGCAACGACATGCTACTCGCAGCGGGCGCGAATATGTATGCGCTCACAGAAGCACAGGAGTGTATTAGAAAAGAAATAGAGAAGAAAACAAATTGTAATATAACCCTCGGAACATACACCCACATATCGCTGGTGCCCCACATATACTACAAGAGAGACGCAGATTATCTCAAAGGGGTGATATAAATGAGACACGGATTGATGACAATAGATTGGGTCGATGATAATACGCGACATCAAATAATTAACAAAATAAAAGAAAAGACAGGAGTAGACCTATCGGCAGCGCGACGCATCTCGTGTAAAATCCCACAGGATATATATCCAGATGCCAATTGTGATTTCACATGCAAATTAATGCACGTTTTCATCTATAAAATTAAGAAACCATTCAAACAAGAACAATATTGCTTCCTAATGGACGGGCATGTCGATACTGGGCAGAGGTATGGAAAAGGTTGTGGGGAGTATTTAAATATAGTAAAACAATGCGCCACCCATATATTTGGAAAGAACTACACTTACATTCAACGCGATCAAAACCACCATAGCGACATGCATGTATATGTGACATATGACGTGTATGTCCCGGTTCAATGTGCGTATAAATTAACCGATTTCTTTGATGAAGTCAATACTAAAACAACCGCACTTGCCGCACATCAAAAACACATCATGGATACAACCAATGATAACAAAAACAATAAAATAATGAAAACAATAGAACAACAAATAGACCAACAGTGTGGTTGACGAGAGTTGCATATAGATATTATAGCAAGAATTCTTTTTTTCGTTTGTAATGGGGGTATCCCGTCTGTTCTGTGGCATGTATGTAGTATAGCAACATATGGTATATGGAAATTTAAAAACCTACAAAATAAAAAAATTGAAGAACATATGAGAACAATCTCGCGCGGACCCGATATAAAACGATATAATAAAGCATGAAGTGAAGTGAGGCGACGAAAAAAACAAAAAATGCTATAGAAATGAAAAATCAGTCGTGTGGGTACTAGCAGCGGAGTTTAGCCACGTTGATTTAAAGAGGGAAATAGAAATCCCAATAATGGTAGTATATGCCGAACAAAGGGGGCATTAAAGCCGGTTTGATGTTTTGGGGTTATGGGGAAGATAAAACTAATACTTGTATAGGCAAGGCAAAAGTATATATACGACATACATAAATAGTGGGGTGACAAGTATATAGGTAGGACAGCGATATGGCGAGGAAAAAACAAAAGTGGCTTGAGGTCGAGGTATTAAAGGACGGCACCCCAAACATCCTGACATCGTTTAGGAGGATCAAAGAGATGAACCTCAAGAGGCAGCGAGAGGCGGGGGAAGGAAAAAACCCACGACGGCAATACGCGTGCGTGTATTGTGGGAGAGTATATTCCAACGGATATAAACTAATAGGGCATTTAAAACATTGCGACAAGAGAAAGAAGTTCAAAGAATCGACAGAAGAGGGCATTGACTATTTCGTTGGCAACAAAATATTCAAAATAAAAACGAGAAGAGTGAAAGTTTTGAAAAATGCCGAGTCCTATGAACGCGCGTTTGGCGAGAAGATTAATTCTGGAACAATGACGCCAGGAGAGGCAGAACGGCTGTTTTTTGCATTTTTACAGGGGGCCGAATCGACTTGCTCTAAGGGACTAATACAGTACAATATAAGATCTGCTAGTAATGTACAAGAGCAAAAAACCGCAAAAACCCCTAAAACAGACCATATAACACACGCGCACGATAGTAACGCACGCGTAGAGGAGATTGAAGACACTACACGCGCGGGCGATATAAAAGAAAAAGAAAAAGAAGAGGAAATATCCCCCCTTATCCCCCCTCTTTCCCCCTCCACCCCCTTGTACCCCCCTATAATCCCCCCTATAGGAG